CACCTTGACGAACTCAGGGAACTCTTCCAGCACTGCTGCCACGCGCTCATCTACAGTATCGCCTTCATACCCAGCGGAAAGCTTGACCACGCGGTCAACTTTGTCCCCGGTACACCTTTCTTGAGAGCGGCGTTCTCTGCGCGTATTGCGTCGGCGGCTTTCTTAGCTTCTTCGTCTGCACCCTTGAGCGCGTCCAGTTCTGCCCTTAGCTTCTCAGCCTCGGTCATCTGCGCCTCTCGTGCTTTCTTGAGCGCCTCGATCTCGCTTTCATCCTTCACGCCGATTGACCCGAGCAATTCCGCGCGTGCTTTCTCAGCGGCCTTCGCGGCGTTCTTTGCGATAAGGTCGTTCAGTTGCTTGTCGGTGTACTTTGCAACCTCTTGCACTTCTGGCGTGGCGGTAGGTTCTGTTGCTGGTTCCGCCGGTACTGCGCCGTTTGCGCCGTCATCGGGCGCAAAAAAAACTTTCCATCGTTTCATTTATTCCTCCTGATTACCTGTATATCTGTTCGCGATCTCTTCGTCGCGTTCTTCCCGATTTGTCTATAAAATCGCGCATTGCCGCTTGCCTTCCTGATACGCGATCTTTCAAGTGTTGTATAGTCGCATCGTCTCCACCTGACTCTTGAGCGAGCTGTAGGCTTCGCTTTGCTTCACGGATAGACCGCTCTAGCTTGCGCTGTTGCTGGCTCACCTTGTATTTATCTTCGGTCTCACCTAATGGATATGGCTTGAAGGTTTTTTCCTGCCCTGGCGTGTATACGGTTGATGTGTGCCGGCAATTCGCTCCGAACAATCCGTCTATTTCTCCATAGCTGGTTTCGCTTAAAAGCGGNTAGCCTTTCGTTTTCCCATTTAATGAGTATACCCTACCCTGATACGGCGCGCATCCTGGGCGAGCGTCGGCATGGCTTGATATCTCGATTAAGTCGAGTCCGTACTCATCCATGCGCTCGTACTGCGCCTCTCGCCGAACGTTTGCCGTGGTTGATCTTGTGATCACTTGCGCATAAGCCTCTGGCGTCCACTGCCTTCCGGCTTTGTCAGTAAAGGCTTTAAGCCCTGCCTTGCTCCATCCCGAGACTGTTTCAGCGATTGCCTGCCGACCGGACTTTGCACCGGCGATTACCTGAGCATGGATAGACTCGGAAGCTGAAACAAACNCCCTGTCAGCCGATCTAAGCATAGTCGCTCCCATGCGGTTAAACTCGTTCGCTGTTTGCCTGCCGAACATCCCTAAAAGCTGATCCATCTTCGCATCTGCTCCGGGAGGTAGTTTCAGTTTCTTGATTACGGCGTAAGCGTCTATAACCGCTGCGCCCATTTTACCGCGTTTTTCTATCTCTTTCTGCGCTTCAATGATAGCCTTTGTCAAATTCTTATTTATTGCCGCCTCGTTCATTGCCCGGAGCGTTCCAAGCTGTCCGAGTTTTTCAGCCTGCCACTGAGCCGATCCAATAGCACCGCGCTTCAATAGCCGGATCATGTTGGTGAGTATATCGGTCTCAAGTTGGTAGACAAGCTCTGCGGCGGTCATTTACCCTATTCCTCCAAACATTGTCGACACGTCAACTGTCGCGTTCTCTTCGGCGATCTCTTCTGCGCGTTTCCGCGCCTCCGCTTCGTCCACGCCGTCAAGCATCATTATAGCACGGTATCGCGCTAATGTCCCGCCGGTTAAGCGTGATTGTATATAGGCGGTCTTGCTGTTGCGATCCTCGATAACCGAGTCATCCCACTCAATGCCGATGGGCTCCGCTCCGACCGATTGCCCGGTATAAACCAAAAGCCCCGCAATTGATTCCATCACGGCGATGATAGAAGCGCCGAGTGCGTTCTCGATGTTCTGCTTCGTCTTGAATGTCTTGCTGTTCTCAGATATTACCTCGGTCGCGGTTTTCATACTCACGCCGTCGAATGAGAAAGATCCAACACTTAAGCCGATCTGTACTGCGAGAATATCAAGCAGGGTTTGAATTGCGCGCCGTATCTCATCGATGCGAAGCTCGACCGTGTTATCAGTGATCTTAAGGTTTTCTTTGTCTTCGGTATCGAACGCCTGAAACACTTCGTCAGATGGGTCGAAGTATTTTTCAGCCTTTCCGGTTTCAGTGTTTACCACGTGCCGCAGCGCACGAGCCGGTACGATAATCCTTTTCTTCCCAAGAACGATCTCCGAGTTAAGCGCGTCGAAGGCGATGTCCAAACATTCCAGCGTGTCGCGTGCGTTCTCGAAAATTGATATTGAAAGCGGTGAATCGGTGTCGATGTTGTTTGCTTCTGGATTCCCGCAATAGAAAAACATCTTTACCGGGCTAAACGCTTCGGCTTCGGTTAGTCCGAAAAGCGAAAGTGGAGCCGGGTACATATCGCTACCGCGCTGTTCGTAGACTTCGCTAGTAATCTTATAGCCTTCTCCTTCCTTCCGGTGCCGCTCGATACGCAGATATTGCTTCTTATCGATTACCCGGCGGTCTATGATGTCTGCCTCAGTGATTACGCCGGCGTCCCATGAAACTGGAATAAACCTGTCAGGCTGCACGAAGTCAAGTCCGATCTTCCCGCCGGATACATGGAGCTTTAAGATAGTCGCTCCGAGTGCGAGCATCAGTTCTGTTTCCGCCTGTGCTCTTTCGGTAAACCTTGCCGCTGCGAGAACGTCGAGGACGCCCTGCGGTGCGGTGAGCTTCGGTGTCTCTGCCCATACAAGACCAGCGAGTTCTGAACATATCAGCTTTGCAGGTCGCATTGTCTTGCGTACACGCTTCTGTAGCTTTCCTCTGAGTGTTGGGTACCAGTAATCAAGCCACTCGGGCTTTCCTTTGTAAATTGCGCGCCACTCCGCAATACGAGACTCTGCCGCCATAACGTCCGGCGATACGTCTTTACCAGTGATCTTGTTCCATATCATTTTAATACCCCCGAGTAGGTTCATACCATATCCCTCATATATTTTTCGATTGAATACTCGGCAGCGTCGAGGCTGTCGATGTTGCTTGTCCCGTTGTCAAGGCGCGTTTCCTTTCCACCGCTCATTGTCCATNCCGCAGATTGTACAGCACGAATCGTTTCTTTGCAATCTTTATATATCGAAGCGCGACCGAGCGAAAACATTAAGTCAAGGAAGCGGATTCGGTCAACTATCGGATTCTTCAACGAATTGCGCACGTTGATANCCCCTCGCCGCTCCATACTCTTCTTTATCAGCTGTTCCGCCGAGTCTACCCAGCAATCTGCGCAAACAAACCGCGCCTTCTGCTTTTTGACGAATTGCTCCCAGTTCGCAAGTAATGTTTCAACGTTTCTATTTTCGGTGTCGTAAACCTCGTCGATGATGCAAAAGCTCAAGCGATTATCCTGCATATAGAAAGCCGTCGCCGCGAAGGTTGTAGCCGATCCGTTTCCGCCGATGTCCGCGCCGATGGTAACGAATAGGATCTTTTCAGGGTAATGGTCAACGATATTCTTCTCGGTNAATGACGGATAGCACCCNCCCTCGGCGTTTACGCGCATCCCGAGAATAAATCGCTTATAGAAGATTCCTGTGTATTGTGCCTTAAGCTCAGCCTTTCTTTCCTCTGTAATCGCGGGGTTGTCATCCAGGTCGAAGTGAAACCACCGATAGCCCGGTAGCTTCTCATCTCTAAACTTGTCGATGTAGTCCGTGTATAGCCAATGCCCCGGAACGTCCGGGTTCAGCGTCATAAAGTGCTTCCGGCTCTTGCTCGCTATAGTTCTGTTAAAGCATTCTGCTATTGTGTTTTTATGTTGCAGATTCGCTTCGTCTATATATGCCATCCCGTAGGTTCGACCACGGAACGCACGGAAACTGGAGATATTCTCCCCGCCGAACATATCGATGCGTTTCCCTGCGAGGTCGATATATGTTTCATTCTGTTTGTCCCGCTTGATTTTTGCCAGCCCTCCGGATAGGTCGATCAGCCCAAGGTCTGAGTCTACGCAGTTAGCATTACAGCCGACTGACTCCTGCCAACCATGAGATGACGCTGGTCTGGCGATTTGATCACCTCGCACATAAATGCGAACACGCTGGCTACTGT